TTGCGGAGTTGCCCCTTTGATACCCAGCACATCCCCTGCAAACGTGCCCTCACCCCCCACAAAGTCAGCCGCCTTATTGACCGCATTGACCACGCCGTCGGGGAGTATTCGCTGTAAAAACTGTGCCGCCCCGTCAATTGGGTCTTTGCCGCCTTTAGCCAGCCTCATTGGTAAGCTGGTTATTAGTTTTTGCCGGTCTGTAGGCTGTATAACCTCGTCTTTATCCCACGGGTTTCCTTGTGCTGCGTTAGCTGACGGCATAACCGCATCGGTGACAGCGTTCAACGCATCGACAACCGGCCTTTTGGGCATGCGTGCAACTACTTGTTGACCATACTCCAATGTATTTGGTGCTTTTTTAAGATTCACCGGGTCATAGACAGCAATACCGCGACGCGCCTTTTCCAGACCGCCTGGGCCGCCGTAATAGCCAGCGGCTGTCAGCGCAGGGTCGCCGCCCGATTGTTTGTCGAGCTGTTTTAAATAGCGAATGCCAGCACGCATATTCTGCTCAGGGTTTTGTATGTCCCAATCTTTATCTGCAACACTTTTAAATGTTTCAGGGATGATTTGCATACCGCCCATAGCATTGCGGTTGGAAGTTTTCGTGCTCTTCCCGCCGCCGCTTTCCTGCTGGTAGATCGAACGCGCAACATCCGAAAGCTTTCCGGTTACGCCTTCACGCGCCAGGGCTGCATCAAAAGGCGAAAGCACCGCGTCATTGTCCCAAGGGTTAGCCATTATGGTTTTTTCCTCATTTGACCTTTGGGGTCGATGTAGGTTGCGCCGCTTGGGATTTTGGCGTAATCTGCGGCGTTTTTGATGGTGACGGGTGCTGACTGCTGCTTTTCGTCCTTTGGCCCGGTGGCTTCCTGGGCTTGCCCTCCAGAAAGTCGCGTGCGTGCTGCCTGCATATCAACCATAATGCGGGCCACGGATTCACGGAAAGCAGCTTCCCCCATCTTTGGATCAAGCGCGCCGACTGCTGCCGTCAGCTTTTTACCCTCAGCATCAGACAGTGCGCCCATGCCCTTAAGTTGAGCCACCATCGGGATAAACGCCTGAGATTGGAAGCTATTGAGTTCGGCTTGAAAGTTTGCAGAGTCTGACCCTGGCATCGTTGGAAACGCGCCAGTTATACCCACTGAGCGAGACAGGCCGGAATGCTTGCTCAGCCGGTCCAGGGTGCCAAGCATTGTGTCAAAACTCGCTAGCTGGCTGGATTTCGTCAGGTTGGTGGTTTCGTCCTTGGTTTCACGCTTAAGCTTGTTCTCTTCAACCTTGGTGGCGGTGGTTTCGCGCATACGGCTGTCCGTCATATCCTGCCCGCGAATCTGCACCTGTTGGCCGTCACGCTGGATTTGCTGTCCTTCGCGCTGGATAACCTGCCCTTCGGCTTGCGTTTTTGCAGACAGCACAGCGTTAGCATTGGGCGTGTCGTACTCCATCTGTTTCCACTTTTGGTCAAGTTGTTGCGCGACAGTCTGTCCCTCCTTGATTTTCCCTGCGATGAATGCCGGGTCGTAGTTTGGCTGCATTCCCTCCACATTCAGGCCGTAAGATTGCGCGGTAGCGCGTGCGCGGTCATAGCTGCCCTGGTCTTTCACGCCGGCCAGCAGTTGACTGCCCAACGCTAATTGCTGCATGGTGTTAGCGAGCCGGTCTTTTTCCGTCGCCGCATTCTGTTTGGCTTGCTCGCCCTGCTGCTTGGTGTAGGCCAACGACTGCGCGCCGAAGCCCTGCGAAGCCAGCCCGGTAGCCACATCGGCGGACGACTTGCCGCCCGCGATTAATTGAGCCAGCGCGTTGTCGCCCGCCAAGCCGCGCTTCGCCTCGTCCATCTTCATGCCGCTCATCATCTCGGCTAGCTTGTTTTGTCGGCCTTGTGCAGCCTCGGCGTCATATTCGGCGATAGACTTCACGCCCCGCCCGGCCAGTTGGTATATTCCTGCGTCGATAGCCATGATTACATCCCTGCTCTGTTGGGGGTGAAAATTCCGCCATTCGTTGAACCGCCGTAAGCGGCGCCCTGCCCAACGCTGTAGCCGCCGTCACTGATTCCACCGAAGCCACTCATACCGCCCAAGCTGTTACCACCCCTCAAGGCTGAGATTCCACCGTTCAAAGCGTTTTGCCATGCGTTGCCCTGGGCCAGGTAGGACGAGCCGCGTGCATTACCCAGCCCCTGTTGTGATTGGCTGATGTTGTTCGCCATGTTGGTTCCGGCTGCGCTGATCTGGTTGGTCGCCTGTTGCCCTGCGCCGCTCAGTCCGGCAAGTTTGTTGTACTGGCTATTTTGGTCGGCATTGAAGCGGTTGTAAGACTCGTTCGCCTTGGTGCTGCCGTAGTCACTGCCGAAGCGCGTCAATGCCTTCAGCGTTGCGCCTGACAGCATTGAGCCGCCTGCCGCTGCTTGCCGGTTGATGCCTTGGACGCCTTGGTCTAGGCCAAACTGCAAACCAGACTGGTAAACCGGATCCGCGTCCATGTCGGACTGCTGAAAACGTCGCCCAAACTGCCCCCCGTGCATGAGGTCGGCAAGCTTGTAATTTGCCTGAAGACCAGTTTCACGGAACGGTGCGTTGTCGGCGCGTGTCGTATCGTATTGGTATCGCTGGGTAGCGTCGGATTGCGCCGCGCCCTGCTCTTGAGATTGACGTGCCTTCTTTGCCGACCTTGACGAAATCGCCGATCCAGCCACGCCAGCCCCAATGCCGAGAAAGCCAACGGCTGCTGCTGATAATCCAAAAGACATATTAAGCCTCGATTCTTTCCGCCGCCGCATTGGCAAGCAATTGTTTGTTATCTGTGCCGCCAAGTAGCTCGCACGCTTTGGACTCGGTGAAAAGCTCTGTTAATTTATCGGTGTCGGTGCAGTTGTCTGGGTTCGGTAGAAAGTTGGTCCACCGCGAATCCTCAAGCGCGTAAACGGCGTTTTTCATGCCGGGCTTGCAGGTCAGAGTTTCGCCTGCGGCTACGTCGCGCCATCCGCCTTCAGTGCTAATCCTCAAGCGCCCCATACTGACAATTATCAGGTGCTCCGTCTTGTGGACTGCCCCCGTGACTGTGACGCCTTGGGGTATGGTCATCTCGCGTGCATACAGGCCAGGCGCGAAGTAATGGCGCACCGGGCAATCCACCTGCGGCAAGGCCATCATTGACTGCTCCAGCCGTTCCGCTTTTTGTCGCTGAGTGGCCGTGTGCTTAACGCCAAATCCGTAGCCATAGGTAACTTGCATCATTACGGGATAGTTATATAACCAGACGTTTCCAAATTAACCGACGCGGCGGCATCGCTCGATGCTTGGATCGTCCACCCAGCGGCCCATGTCTGCCCAATTGCGCCATGCACATTAAACGTTTCACCGGGCGCGATAACGCGAGACCAGCAAAGCGGGTTTCCTGCACCTGCTGCTGCGCCTACGGGAACCCGGAAAACATTAAGCAATCGCGGTATTGAAGTGGTGTTGGTGGCGCTCATAGCATTTACAGTCAACAGGCTGTTGTCGGGCACTGTGAAATAGGTTGCTATAGCAGCTGTCAATATGACGTTGTTACTTAGTGGCTTGGGTAGTCTTTGCATGGGTGCCTTTAGGAAGAGGTAATAGTTTCGTAAGCAGTAGCGCCGCCAATGCGGGCTTTGTTCATAGTCGTGTCGAAGTACATCCGGCCTTTTTTGTAGGCTGGCGCGCCGGTCGTGGCGAAGCTGGGCAGGTCCAAAAATAACTGCTCTGACACCGGCTGCATGACCATAGCGTCGGGCTGCGTGGTAAATTCAAGCATCTGCGACTCATTTAGAGGCTGGCTGGTAGTCTCACCAAAAGATTGGAACTGCGCCGCGCCTCTTACATCTGCCGCTATGTCTCCGCCTGCGCTTTGCGTTCCTTCTGCGCTGATAGAGCTATTTGAGTTAAACACTTCGTCCCCAACCAACCCCATCGCGCCTCCGGTGCGGTTTAGGATTTCGTACAGCGCTCTATACGCTTCATTGGTCAGCGTGCCGTCTGCATTGACGAAGGGAATGCGGGTTGATAGGGTGACTGCGGTCATGGTGTCGCCTTGCCATTGCGCTCAAGAATCTTCAGCAGGCTTTCATTGCCTGGAAATACTACGTAATTGCTTGTGCCGCCTGTAGCGCGTGAGCCGCCATCTAGGTAGCGAATGCCGGGAATTCCTGCTTTTTGAAGTGCCTCAGACGCAAGACGTTGATTGCGCCCCTCTTGAATATTCATGTAAGCCCACTGCCCGTTGCTATCCATAGACAGCGGCTGCGCTCTTTCTAGCGGCCTTCCTAGCGCATCCTTACCGTTCAAACCTTGCATGGCTTTCTGCACATCAGGATGCTGCGCACTTAGCGGCTTATCCCAATCAAGCATTTTGGCAATGTGTTCGTCGGGTAGGTCTACTTTGTAGAGGGAGCCGCCAGGCTCGCCAAGCGAAGCCACATCAGCACGAAGCGACGCGGCGCGTGCTGGATCGGTAGCATCAAGACGAAGCGCAAGTTTTTTATGCAGGCGCGTTTTTGCATCATTCATAGCCTTGTATTTGAATGCTTCGTCGGTCAACTTTGCTTGATAGCTTCCAGCGACCTCCCGCGAATCAGCCAAATAAAGACCATGCCCGTAAGCCTGCGCACCCTCGCCCGTGCCGATCTTTGAGCTATCAAACGCATCAAACTTGTGCGGCGAACCGTGCCACACGACCGCACCTGTTTGCGGGTTAAGCGTGCGCGGGGCCATTGCATTTTCACCCATTTTTAGCAAACCGTTAGCAATTTGAGGCGCCTTGGCAGCAGCCAGCATTGGCGCGACACCACCCAACGACTCACCCAAAATTCCCGCTAGCCGGTTTTGCGGCTCAGCGGTCAAGCCCTTGGCGCGCATCCAGTTTGATCCACCCATCGGGGAATCACCCACATTAATACCGGCCTTGCGCATCAGCCAGGCCAGCCCATCAACCGGCGCGGACACGTTGGATGCTGCTGCATTTGATGCTCCCTGCATGAAATCTATTAGTTTGTTTCCCATCAGCTTGTCCCCGGCTCGCCTTCGACTACCGCGCCCAGAATGGCAAACTTGCACGGGTCTGTGAATGACAACTCCCACACGCGATTACGACCAGCTCCCAGCCGGGTGAACTTGGCCCTTGCGCCGTACTCACCAACTTTGCCCGCCGTTGCGCTTTTCTCATTGCTCCAAGTGTGCCCGCCGTCGTTTGAGTAGCGCAACATCAGCTTAGGGTCTGCGCCTTGACCTGACGCTGTACCTGTGCCGGTTTCCATGTCCACCTGCATAGACGAGTAAAACAACTTGTTTTGCAGGCTTTCCGTGGTCGTGGTGGCCCGGATGCGTTTAATTGGACCGCCGTCATCGGTGAACGTGTCTAGGTCCAGCGCGTACACCGCTCCGCTCTGATAATCGCCGACCAGATGCAGATTGTTAAAAAACACGCTGCAATTGGCGCGCCATTGCGAAAGTACTCCCGTCGTCGGGTTTAGCCATGCGCGTTGATGCCATGCCTGCGTGCTTGCGTCATATACCCATGTTGCCTTGCTGGCCGGGAATGTAAGAACGTAGAAAATGTGCCCTTCTTGCTGGTAAGTGAAGGCGAGCGCATCGGACAGGCTGTAGCCAGCCAGTGCATTTTCTAGCGCGTGCGTGCTGATGCGCGTCGGCGTGTAACCAGCAGCCCGCCACACAATGCCGCTACCGCGATCATCTGCTCCAAGCCAGAACACGGTGTTGTCAGCCTTGCAAATCGTGCCAGCGGCTGCGCAGCCGTGTTCAATAAACGTGGTGCCTGATCTTTGAAACGGAAAATCAAGCGATCCGGTATTGACCCATATTTCAGCGGACAACTCGCCAAACAGCCAAAGCTCACGGTGATCCGAGATGATCCCGACAGTGTTATCAGGCGATCCCTCTGCGCTGGCAAAATCCAAAGCATCCCACAGCGTCCCGTTGTAGGGCGTCTGATTAATCCAGAATGACTGACTGCCCGGCTTGCCGGTTACGATGAAATAGCCATCTTGGTAAGTCGCACGCTTAACGCCTGCTGGGAATCCTGAAGATGTGATGCTAACCATGGATGAATCAGCCGTGTTGACAATCCATCCTCCTACGCCATCCACAATTAAAATTTGCTGCCCGTTGCTGCAAATGCCGACCTCGCCTGAACTGGTTCCGATGAACCCGACGGCCACTATAAAATAGTCTGCATCGACGCGGTAGACCGATCTGCCCGCCACCCACCAACTAAAAGCCCCCTCTTTCCATGCTGCGCGCACAGGCCCCGAAGGCAGCGTGAACTTGCGTATCGTGCCAGGCGTGCCGTATAAAGCAACTGGCGCTCGCGGGCTTGCGTTGTCTAGCTCCATGTAGCAATTGACTGCGCGCTGTGTGTCTGTGTTCAGGCTTCGAGCTTGATAGGCTGGGCCAATAAAGGGGAGCTTTGTTTTCATCAGTCAGCCACGGTGAATGTAATGACTTCAGATGCAATCGAACTTTCGAGTGCGCGCATTTTCTTCGCCTCCCAGCGTTGACCGATCTCGATGCGCTTGTCTTGCGGAACGCCAAACTTCAAGCAGATTTCATTTGCCACGCCATAGCCCAGCGGGTTCAGCCAGTAGAGCGGCAACATGGGGGCGGTAATCAGGTCCGCATCTTGGACAAGGCGCTGGTATTGCAGCGTCAGCACAGGATTGACAGCAGGGATAGGCCACGCCAACAACGCACCAGCTGGGCTGATATAAAAGTGAGTAGCTGTGCCAGTTTGCGCAGTGTTAGGTACGGCCAGCCATTCGGCGTGCGTGTACTGCGTCAATCGAACCTTTGTGCCGCTGGCCGAGCTCCACGCCACCGGATAACCGTAGTAATCAGCAGGCAGCGCCACCGACTGCGATCCAGCCCATGTCAGCGCCACCTCGCCCGAAAGCGCGGGCCAGTGGTAGCCCATCAGCGGTAGCTCTTTTAGCAAGCCATTGAGGGCACGTAAAGCGGTTTGCATATCTCCACTGCTGGCGGATTCACCGTCTGCAATCACACCCAGATGTTCCAGGGCGTCGGTGCAGATTTCGGCTGCGGCCAGGGTCCAGGTGAGTGCCATTTACAGAGCTTCTACGCTGTACTGATAAATCGGGATGGTGACTGACTTGTTCTTGCCGTCAGCGTCTTGAATGATGGTGTGAATCACCGCCAGCTTCAGCGCGCCTAGGAAGTTCTCGTCAATCGTCGTTTCAACGTTGCGCTTGTACAGGTTCAGCTTGAAATTGTGGCCGATCTCTACGTCGCCGCCTTCGCCGTGAAAGGTGATCTTGTACTGCTTCAATGCTTTGGCTTTGGGTTTGATGTCAAAAACGTCACTCATGGGATTTCCTTTATTCATAAAAAAGCCCGGAGGGTTAGTCCGGGCTTTGAGGGTGGCTGCTATTACGCAGTAGCGAGGTTTTCCAGACGGATCAACCAGCTTTGGTTCAAGATCGTGGTGACGGTAGTCGCCTTCCAGCCCACGGTAGAGCGCTGCTCCAGCGGGTCAGCGGAACCGGCAGAGCCGAGCGCCTTGACGTAGGTTGTCAGCGCTTGACCAGCCAGTGGCGATACACCGTAAGCCTCGGCTGCGATGATCAGGCTGGCATACACGTCGTTGGTTGTGCCGCCTTTGAAGCCAGCAGTCAGGACTGAGGTGGCATTGGCAAAAATACGCGCATTGGTTGAAGTGACGAAGCGAATGTTTTTGTATGCGCCAATCTCGTCCTCAATCACGCCCATCTGTGTGCCGTAGTCGGACACTGCGCGGAAGCCAATGATCTGCTCCAGGTCAAACTCTACATCAGGGTGAACGATGCCAATGAAGGCCTTCCGAATCGCGCCAGTTCCAACATTGTCGGAAGGCGTGATGCCCTCTTTCATGTACTTGGCGTTCTGGTTCTTCAGAAAGCGGATCGCTTTATCCAGGTCGGCAGCGGTCAGCTTGTTGACTGTAGCTAGGCGGCTGGCAGCACCAGAGCCAAACGCCACATTAGAACCAGCCACCAGCACATCGCGCCGGGTCAGGTCAATCGTGGTGCCTGCTTGGTCGCCCAGCACATCGGTAGCTTCGGTAACCACCGCGTCTTGGTTGGTCATGCTCACCATATCGGAAAGCGTGATGTAGTCGCCGTACTGCGCCAGCGTGGACAGAATGTCCGTTACCGCCAGGCTGGAACCAGCAGGCGTCACGCCCTCGGTCAGTGCCGTAGTGGCTGCGGCCAACTGCGAGTAGCGGCGGAATTTGATCTGGTTACCGCTGCGCATGGCGATAGGACGCTTTTGACCGAAGCGGCCATGAACGTCGTTGGGCTGTGCGCGGGACAGCAGGTTGCGGTCATAAAAGGCTTGGACGCCGGGGGCGACTTGGGCAAGGGTAGTGGTAGGCATAACTTCTTTCTATCGGGCTAGTAGCCCTTGACTCGACGGACTTCTTTGGCGAAGTCTGCGTCGCTCATGGTTTGGAAACGACGGACGTCTTCAAGCGCGGAATCGGTAGTGGTTTTAACGCCTCCACCTGATCCCGCGCCTGGTACGGCCATCGCCGACTTTTGCGCCAGCTTGGCGGACTCAGCAGCGAATCGCTTGCCAATATTCCGTTCAGCGTGCGCCAACTTTTCTTCAGTGATTTCACGGATGACCAGCAAGGGATCTTGACGAGCATCATCATCCAGCGCAGATAACCGCACTTCCAGCGACTTCAGCAGCTCAGGGTCCAGATCGTTGCTGAAAATGCCGGGGTGGGCCTTATCAATCACGTTCTGCCACTGTTCTACCGCTTGATTGCGCTGCTGCTCGGGGGCTGGGTCTTGCGTCACGTAGCGGATTGCTTCGGCCAGTTCTGGATTGGCGTCCAGAATAGTTGGCTTGGCGGCTTCGCGGCGTTCGTTCTCACGCTCCCTGCGCAGTTGTGCGGCCTCTTGCGATGCCTTTGTTGCCCAAGCTTGGTTATCCTTGGCAATCTTCTCGGCTTTTTCAACGCGAGCCGTCAATTCAGCCATCGGATCGGGTTTTGGGGCCTCTTCCTTGACTACCTCGACAACCTCATCCACCTTTTCAGGGGCGATGAACTGGCCTTGTGCATCTCGTGCGGGAGTGGCCTGAGCCGCCGCATCTAATGCAGCAGCCGCTGCGTCGTATTCCTTTTGGTATTCCGTATCTTCCACTGATTACTCCTTGGGGTCGGTGTTCCCGATAGTCCCTAACTTCAAATTGCCGGGTCTTGCTCAGATAATCCGGCGCTTAACGCTTCCCGCTCTTGTGAGAGCGTTTCGGGCATGTCTCTTAGGTCAAGCAGGGCCTTGATGCGCCCGCGTACCTGTTCTGATTCTTGGCTGACCAGTTGCCCGGTCAGCGCTTCTATGCGGTGGTTGATCTCGTTCAGCACATGCGGCCATCCACTATGAATAGCCTGCAATGTGGTGCTGATCTCATCGAGCCGCTGCTGTGCTAAAAATGTATTACTCATGAATGTCCTAAATCAAGCTAGTAGCAGCGCTAGAAGCGCCTCGTCATCGTCTAACTGCATAGCCTCAAGGGCCGCTTGCTGCGCGGTCAACTGCTTGCCCAGCTCAAGCAATGCCTGAACCTGCGCATCTCGTATACCAGCCTGCACACTGCGACGGATGTCTTGAAGGCTCGGAACAGGCCCAGGTTTAACGCCAATCTCGATGGCTGGCACTGCCTTTTCGACTGGCTCCGGTTGCGCTACTTGCGACCCTACTGCCTTACTGTCTTCTAGCGGAACACCTAAAAATAGGTCTGTTGCCGTTTGCTTCTGCGGACCCCAGTGAACCCGCTTAGCAGGTTGCCAGCCGCCTGAATTGATCTCTTCAACCGGGTCCGGCGGAACAACACCTGCTGGCTGGTTGTACAGCAGTAGCAGCGACATTTATGGGCCCGTGTAAAAGTACGCGGTAAGCCTGCACACAACACCAGCACCGGCAGCCGGGGCCACGATGGTGGTCGCGGTCGCCGCCGCCGTTGCTTTGATTGGGCTTGATAGCTGCTCGTCCGTCACCGTCTTTGATGTACCTGCGCCCAGTGCGTTGCCATCGGTCCAGGCCAATGCTCCGGGGATGTTGGTGGACGTGAATCCAAGCGTCACCGCAGAACCTGCCACAGCCGTTGCAGACGTGTTGTGCAATGTGATGCGAATGCGCGTGATGTAGTGAAACAATCCAGCGGCAGGCGCGGGAAGGTTCAGCGTCGCCGTTGTGTTTGCCACGGATAGGATGGTGGCCGATGTCACTGCTGGCAGCTGCATTCGCGCACCGTTGGTAGCGTCGCCCCTTGCACGGTCCCAGCTTGCGCCGTTGTAAACCATGTTGTGGGCGAGCATCTCCTCAAAATCGTTGTCATTGCTGCGGGCATCCTGCGGCCTGACGGATGAACTTTTACTGTAAGACTTGTGCAGCTTGATTTGCAAACGGAAAGCTGCCTGCGCTGTTGCTCCATTCGTGTAAACAATGCGCATAAATCTTGCGCTTACGGCAACACTAAACACCCTCCCCGCTGCTGCTGGAATTGTGTAGGCGTCAGAAACATCCCAGTTTGTCCCGTTTGAAGACTGCTGAATCTGCAACCCATCAACCGCACTGGCCTGGTCGGCGAACACGGCGACGCGCACGTCTGCAAACTCTGTGACGTCTTCACCTGTGCCTGTATAGACCGCGTTGGCCGCTAGTGCTGCGGTCGATACGTTCGCCGTGGATATGACGCCGTTGGCAACTTGAGTAACTGAGCCACTGACAGGCTGGGTCGCTTGAAAGAAAGTGCCGGACACTGGCTGCGTGGCCTGAAAGAATGCGCCACTTACAGGCTGTGTCGTTTGGAAGAACGAACCAGATACGGGCTGGGTCGCTTGGAAGAATGAACCCGATACGGGTTGCGTAACCTGAAAGAATGTCCCACTGACTGGCTGTGTGGCCTGAAAGAACGACCCACTGACAGGGACGGGCGTCAGCCTTAGTTGCGCGTCTGTTAGCCCGGCGTAGTTCATCAAGGAAACAGGCATCGGATTGGTGGCACTGGTGTCAGTGGCGACACCATCCACACCCCAAACGACTTTCGTCCGCTGGTACTTGACGCCCGCGATCTCGTCGGAGGCGATTATTTCGCCAGTTGCGGGGAGCGTACTGTTATCAGCCAATTACATTTCCCCTTGAACAGTCTCGACTCCAGCCACGCGGCCCAGCTCGTCGCGGATAACCCGCTTGGGCGCGGCCATCATCGCCATCATTTGTTGAAGTGCCTGAAGCGTTCCGGCTGCTTCGCCGTCTTCGCCCTCGTCGCCAACTGCCTCGACCTGCGTCATTGCTGCTGCGTCCAACTCCATAGCCTTGATGCGCTCTGCAGACTCAATTTGCATGCGTGCAATTTCGAGCTTGACCATTTCCGGGTCAGTTGCCTCCATCGTCTCAGGTGGCGGCTGCATGGACAACATGCGCTTGGCTTCAGCGTCCTGCTCTTTGATTCCAATTTCACGCTCTTTGATGCTTAGCTCACGCTCGCGTCCGGCTTTTTCAGACTCCAGCTTGTCCACTTCCTCGCCCGCCTTGCCAAGCGCTTCACCCATTTGCTCGATTTGCTGCTGCATTTGCTCAAGCTGCTGTTTGATCTGCGGTGGGATTTCTTCCTCACCCTCTTCTTTGAGGATGGGTGACTCTCGGCCGATCTCCATCACGTCCCAGGTCTGATTCAGTAGTTCGCGTGCGTCGATCAGAGGCGCAGTCATGGGGTTGCTCATAGCAAAGTCAGCAAAGGCACGCAGCTTGTTCGTCAGAATCTCTTTTTGCATAAATGAGCTGGTGCCGGTGGCTTGCCAGTCCATAAACGAATGCTTGCCAAATTCTTTGATCTGCGTCCAAATTTCAGCAGTTTTGTCGCCGTGAATCTTTTGGACTGTATCTACATCCAGGTATTTCAAATTCCACTCAATCAGGCTTTCTACCATCGGCTCAATCCAAAGCTCGTCGATGTTCTGGATGACTTCCTTCATCGGCAAGCTGGACGCCGACATGATCATGCTGATGCCGCTAGCGGTCTTATTCAGGTTGCTGGAGTCGTCACCCTGCGTGTACTTTGTGATACCGGTATCGTCGTCGCTGAACTGCTCAGACATGCGAATAACGTCCATCCAGCCGCCAGTAATGTCAGGCTCGACTTGGTGCAGGATGGCGGTTTGGCGTTCTTCAGGCGATAGGCCCGGCTTCATTTGATAGACCTTGCCGGGGAACTTTTTGAAGTCCTCGGTGGCAAGGAACTTCGAGCGGTCTACGCTGGCAGTCCCCAGCAGGCTCATGCCCTTACCTTCCATGAACAGACGGAAGGCGGCGTTGGTAATCTTTTGTGGGGTGAAGTTGTTCTCCGCAGGGCCAACACCCCAAATCTCATGAGGCACATCCTCATAGACGCATCGCAGGGTTGGTGCCTGGCCGTAAGGTGATTCATCCACCTTGACAACCACACCACCCGCCATAATGACCACAACGTCAACCATTGGGTCAGAAGCCTTGACTTGCTCGTCACTGCCCATCGGCTCAATCGAATCATCCTCGGTGCTGACGCCCTTCATGGCGGACGCTGGAACCTTACCAAAGAATCGAGCCACCTTGATGCGGTCGTTTTTGTGCCAGTATTCGACATTACCGCGAAGCTGCTGGGTTCGTGCGCTGCCCTGGTCTTCGTTGCTGCCTTTATTAACCAGTGCCTCGGCGATGTTGCTGTATCGCTTGTCATCGGCCCAAGCAGCGACAGTGTGAGGGCTTTCCAGTGTGGCCCAAAACACGCCAAGACCATTGCATATCTCACGCGCTTCCGGGTCTGGTATCACGTCCATCGTGTTTGCCAGTTCAAAATAAGGCGCGTCGAACTTGTATTCGGTTTCTTTCAGTGACGTGTAGCCGGATGAATTGTCGGCGCTTGTCTCTTTAATGCAGGCTTCACGCACGAAAGGGCCGAACACAAAGCCAGTGCCGTAGGTCGCCAGCGTGTTGACGCCAGCCTTCAGCATCGCCTTGAACTTCATGCGGTCCATCTGCTCGGTCAGAATGTCCTCGATGGCGTCAGCGTATGGGGCCAGCTTCTCATCCGTAGGGCTGGTGTCAAACGGCAGCTTACCAGCGCCGAAAAGCGCGTCATTGATCTTTGCCCGTGCTGCTCGTACTTTGTTGCGGGTTGAACCGACAAACAGGGTTTTTGCCTTCTTGGACTTTGCCAGTCCCGTTCCGTTTGTGTCGTCGTCAGCGGGGATACGCATCACATCGCGGTAGCACTCCAGCATTTTCAGCTCTTGTGGCTTGCGTGCGTTTTCCCACGCAATCAGCCGCTCTTCAAGCAGCAAGGCCAGCGCAGAGGTTTTTTGGAGTGTGTCGGTCATGTGTTTTTAGAAGAAGAAGCCGTCAGAGCCTGGGCTGGCTTGCTCAATAGGTGAAAGATTGGATGATGCGACCACAGGCCGGGCAAAGGTCAAGCCCAAAGCATCGGCGGTGTCTGGTGATCGAAAGCCCCGCTTTTTCATATCTTCCTTACGCTCCATTTTGAGTGCGCTGTTGCTGTCATAGCTGTAGCGAATCTGGGTCAGATCAGCCTGCATTTCGTCGCTGTCCGGTATCTGTGCCGGTTGCGCTTCCATCCAAGACCTCATCTCGCCCCACATTTCAGCGCGCTTGTTTGTGTACTTCTTTGCGTCATACGGCGACTCAGAGCTATTCACTTGAACGAGGTCTGTGCTGCCATACGCGATCAACTCTTGCAAGCGGTCATAAACCCCTGCGCCCAGTCCGCCCACATCGACGGCCACCTGGTCAGGCTTTACCTCTTTGATGATCTGAAGCACCAGTCCAGCCACTTCCATCGTGCTTTTCTTGCTGTAGCTGCGAAGCCAATGAACCTTGCGGCCCTGACGGAAACAGATTGAGGTTCGGTCATCCCCGAAGCGGGCCGGGTCTACCCCGATCAGCTTAGGCCCGACTGCTTCAGCTTCTGCTTTGCGCGCCTTAACAACGATGTCGCTTTTAATGTACGGATCAAGCCCGGACACTTGGAAGGCCTCCGCAGCGGTTGCGGGATACTCCTGCTTGAATAGCGTGTCGTCCCGCAGCTCGACCGTCTTAGACCTCCTCCATGCCATCTGCTCAAGCGTCAGGCTGTAGGCGTCGCTGTAATCTTTTTCCTCCGGGGTCAACTCGAACCCAAGAGGGGGCCTCTTGATGTACTCAGGCTGCCAGAACCACGGAACAAAGATGGCCGTGTACTCTGACTGCCCAGCTTCTGCGGCCTGCCATTGCTGGTGAAAGTAGTTTCCGATGCCGTTGGCGGTTGACTCCATGATTGACTCGGTATCCGGCGCATCAGGGATGGCCTGCAGGATTCCAGCCGCGTGCATTTGTGCGTTAGGCCAGAACCCCACTTCAGAGCCGTGGAATAACTGGATTGTGGAGCCTCGCCCTACCGCCTTATTACCTGCGGTCCCAACTTTGTAGCCTGAGTCCAACTTATTGAAATACAACTCTTTGGCGTTTGCTGCGCTGGTGCCTGGCTTGACCAAAAGCGGGCAGTTCTCGTGGTATCGGTTAGCAATCTCGAAAAGGTTATTGGTGGCCTCTTCCTCATGCGTAAGGATGAAAGCCCTCAAGCCCTTGGAATGGGTCACGCGCCAGTAATAACGGCCTTCAACGTACGTAGAGCACCCTTGCTGCCTGCCCTTCAGGATCAACGCCCTGATGCGCCCTGTGTCTTTTCGCTGCTGCTCTAGCCGCTCATGGATATACAACTGAGCTGCATTCAGTATGAATGGCTCGACCTTTGCGTCCTTGGTGCGAATCTTCAAGCACTTGGCCGCGTAGTGGAGAAAATCATCCTTTAACCGCTGGCGAACCGATTGCTCGTCCTCGGTCATTTAAGCGCATCGAGCGCCGCCTCGTGATTCGTCACTGATGCGTTCATCTCGACACTTGACAAACGAGGATGCACGTAAGGCGCGGCCATGTTCGCCGCTGCCAGTCGCTCGCGTGGCTCCGCTTCAACACTGCGCATCACACTGAGGATGTACTCCAGCGGGCTGATGCCCTCGTCCATAGCTTTGTTCGCTATCTCCCTGGTCTTCACAGTCGCAGCGCCAGCTTTGCGCCCCGCGTTCTTGCGTGCCCCGCCGCGCTTTGAATTGGTTTGATTGTTTTCAATCATTCAAAGGCTTTCAAAGAATTGACTAACCCTTCGTCTTTACCGTGCGGTAGTTGCAATGAGTCGGCGTATAGGTGCAGGGCAGCGAAGCTTATGCGAACAAGTCGCCAATAGTGCTTGAGATCGTGCCCTGCGAAAATAAGAAAGCCGCCTGATACTGCTATCGGCGGCTGTTTTTGAAGGTGGATCTTCCACTGGTGCGTATCATGCCACTAAATCACACCCGATGCAAGTAATTTTTTAAGTAGCATATTGCGCCCCTCAATCAACAACACTGTGCGCTCTTCAGGGTCTTGCGGTAGTCGTGGGCTAGACCACACACTACAACCGGTATGCAGGTTTCTGGCTTGCAGCTGCAATGCTGTGCGATAGACCGGATCTAACTCCATCGCATGGAAGTTGATCGCTTCCATGCGTCCACCATCTATTTCGCTGTCCACAATGTCGTTGGTGCTGTCCCACCCCTTGCTTGTCTTGGCGTCCCTGAACATAGGGCTAGAGTTAATACCGCCTACATGCTGGTAGCCACATGCCCAAATATGCCAGCGCACCAGTAGGTCATTCAAGATTGAGTCAATTTCGTTTTGCATCATGCCTAAATTATCTAGGTTACTGCGGTTTTGTCTCGTCTGTGAAGTAAGGGCTGGCGGGTTGTTGGTTTAGCTCTGTGTCAATCATATCGAGCCACCTATCCCCTATGCGCTCGAACGTACCCATGAGCTGCAACCATCTTGCGTCGGTGGCCTTCTGTTGCTCTGTGTAGCGTTCAGTCATGTCAACCCTTTGGTTAAAACACTAAGCACCCATCGGACTTACCTTGCGGCTGGGTCTTGCCGTTCACGCACGAAGTGGCCGCAGGTGTATAGCTGCGCGAACATCACGCACCATTTACCCGTGGTGCGCCGCCCCACAATGGCGGATGAATCGGGTGAAACTTAACTAAGTGGTGGCCGGTGCTGATCTCCGGCTTACCGGTGGCGGCCTCCCGTTACGGATAGAGAGGCTCGACTGCGCATCAGCACTGCGCATTCACCACTTAGTTAAATTCCATCATAAACTTGGTTGCAAAGGTGGGATTTGAACCCACGACCTACGGGGTATGAACCCGCCGCTCTACCAAACTGAGCTACCCTGCGTTAAAACTGGCTCTGGGCACTTTCACCCAGTGTGTTGTCAGGCCCTTCCCCTGCATGGTCGGCGACCGGGTTCCCCCAATCCTGCGAATCACGGGTTCAACGCCGCTAATTACGCTTAACCTACGTGATTACATTTTAACGCATGAAGCCTGCGAAGTGGTTGGATTCTTTCCATCGCAATCCAGCCCTCACCATGCGCGCAAGCTCTGTGCTTATCCCCAGTTCAAGCGCAATCACCTTATTGTGTTTGTCGCTCTCCCGGATATAACGCGCCTTGTCCATGTCCAGTTTTGCATTGTTCATACGCATTGACCGTTTGATAGCTGCCACCCTGCGCAGGCGCACTACCGGGTTCTTCGACGTTTCAATGCTTATCTGGCTGCGGGTCTTGACCACCATGTGGGCGCGGTGCAGGCATCCATGCTCGCCGCACTTCATCCGTACATGCTCTGTTTTGCCCAATGTCTTACCGCTGCTTTCGTACACTTCACGGCGAATGTTGATCTTGCCATATGTCGGTGTTCGGTTCCTTGCGGTGGCCCCGTGCCAAATGATGCAATCGCCTGACTGCTCGCACATCGCCAATAACTGCTCTACGGTCTTCATAGCATTACCACCTGGTCAGTCTTTTTAAGAGTCACGTTCTTCAAAATCTTAATCACTCGGCGCTCTGTTAGCCGATGGCAGCGAATCATGGTCCTAGCAGGCAGTACAGCGATCACCGCTGCGTAATCCTCAAGCACGGCCCTGACGCTTTGGATACCCGGTCCTGACAGCCTTAGCGCGCCGCCTGCCTTGCATCGGTGCCCAGCCTCTGCCATCACTGCCATTGCATCATTCAAGAGCCCGTCCGGGTCTTCTGTCTCGCCCATCAACACCAGCTGCTCTGAAAAGTTCACGCAGTCGGACACGATGCCCCAATCAAATCGGTCAGGATGCTCGCCGGACTCTATCTGTGCCAATCCATCCCACATCGACGTAAGCTGCGTGCGCCGCCAGGCTTCGGGTAGTGGCTCTGTTGGGCTTGCACACATCTCATCGATCAGTGTGTATCGGAACTTGTGCTGCTTTTTATGCTTTGCCATGATCTATCCATTCGCACCCGGTGCAGGACTTGTCGGCCTTGCCTAGCTCTGATTTCTGATACTCGCAGTCCATCGACATGACGTTAGGCCAGCTTGGGCGGTCTGCGCCTGCTGGGACGTAGCCGCTTATGCTGCGCACCGTAGTGATAAACGGTTTGCGATCGAAACACCCGTTTTTGTGTGTGTCGGGGTTCATTAGGCGCTAAACGAGCCAAGCCACACGGCACGCTTCAGCATCTCAACATCAACATTCATTTCAGTCTCCCGCACCTCGATGTTATTTTCGGCCTGCATTTTCTGCCAGCGCACCAGGCTATCTATCGCCTCCAGAATGTCTTTAGCCTCGTCTTTGGTTCCACGCATTCCAGCGCAAAGCAGCTTTTTGATTGCATGTTGCAATGGTGGACTGGTCACCTTGTAAAGGTCTAAGACCCTGTAAACGTCGATGGTTTGCAGGTTGCTCACGTCTTTTGTGTAGTGTTGGTGGTTCATTTGGTTCTCATTTCATCAAGCACGCGACGAAGCCATTTAGCCCCGCCGATTTCTTTCCATTGGGTCACTTGGGCCAGCGTCTGCGGCCTCCAAGTGATGGGACTGGGCCGTACAGGCCCCTTGGGCTTGTTCATTAAATATTGAATTCGTTTAACTTTAAAAAATTCACATCTTCAATTGAAGCCATGCAAACAGCCATCATGTGCGAATCAAGATACGCTTGAAGGCTTTTGCGAGCCGACGGCGTTGGTGTCTTGCGATATGCGTTAAGTAGTTTGTTCATTTTGTTCTTTCCGGGTTGTTTTGTTGATGTCTCAAGTGTAATACAAATACACCCCCAGCCCTCGTATTTGTTGATCTTTACAATTCTTTTTTATTAAGGCTCTGACAGCGCAATTCCATTCATATCGCAGAAAGCCAGCGCATACGTGATGAGGCTTGCACTGCGCCGCACACTCATAAGCGCAGTTGATTCACGGATGTTCACGAATTCATGCTCTAGGCCTGGGATGATCTCGCACTCTTCTGCTGTCGCCACAGCATGACCGCTGACCAATAACACCTTCCATCCGTTGGCGTTGCGCTTCTTCCCTGCCCACTGAAACCCGGACTTCGCTATATCGCTGCATATGGCGTGGAACTTTGCGTTCTGGTCGCTGTTGCGCGTCGGATCACTGATGACCACCATTCGCCCATACGGCGCGTCCTTCACCCCTTGGATTGCATTGGCGCGGGCTGTAGCGTGGGCTAGGATGTAGGTCTTCTTCACTTAATCTCCGCAGAAACACGAAATAGATTCTTCTTTTGGGTCAAACATATCATGCTGGTCGGCGGCGAATGCGGCCATCTGTGCATAACTTGGGCGGTCGCTTCGGAACACCGCGCCGCTTGGTTTGCTTGCCAGTGCCAGTGATTCCATTTTGGCCCACCACACGGCGCGCTCGGGTTTTTCCGCAATCAGACTTAGCACCTGCGCGCCACCTTTGAGAAAGCACAGGTCACAATTGCCGTGCATGGTCACGCCGTTGTTATTGGGAAGGCCCAAGTCAAAGGGTTGCGCACGCCAAAATGCGCCTACATCTTCTTTTGTAATGCCAGCCGCTACCAGTGGGATGCGCGACTTATCGGCAATCTTGGCGGCGCGGCGTTGCTCGTCTGCGCGCATCCCGATCATGCTCATGTTTTCGGCTTCGGCCTTCGTTTCTGCCATGCCCAAACTAAGCAGGTAGCGACCTATCGGCCTGATCTTCAAATCAATCGTGCAAAACCGCGTAACGGGATTTGGCAAGTAATTGCGTTTGCGAATAAGCGCTTCAAACGGCTCCCCATTGCGACTGGCTGTCTCAAAACTCACTATTTCAAAACGCAATTCGGTATCGCGGAACTCAAGCCAAACAATCGGCACATTCCATGCTGTCGCACAGTCACGCACAAACCGCATCGTCGCCTCGTCTTCTTTACCTGTATTGGCAAAGCACACCACTGCGTCGTCCGGTAATTTGCCGCCGTGGCTTTGCAGTACACGCCACAGCATGTAGGCGCTGGTGCGACCGCCTGAAAAGCTGATGCAAGTCGGGCCGTCTATTTTGAATGGGTCGGTCATGCTGGACCCTGAACTTTTTTATCGTCGCGCATGAAGCGGTCAAGCATCAGGCGGTCAAACATTACTACTGCCCTGCACCTGCCGTAAACGGCAAGCCTTCGCATGTTTTGCCCATCGCTATTTTTTAGCCGTAAGAATACCCCCTCGTACCAATTCGCGCTTAAGTAAAGCGCCCAAAACAGTCGTTCGATGTAAGTCATGATGGAACCTGCCCAGCGAAGTAGACCATTGGCAATGGCGCCAACATGCTGGCAGCAACCAACTCACGCTTGCCCAACTGCCGCCACACGTCACCGATCACAATCTCTCGGACGTGGACAATGCGCCCCGACTCCATCGCAATGACCTCGACGCCTTCGAATAAATATTTATGCCCTTGTTTAGCGGTCATTGCTTTGCCTCCTCTGGAATAGACCAACCAACCCCTAGCCGGTAAATAATTCGCCCAGCCTTTCGCATGGCCTGTAGCCGACTATCAATGATTGAATGACTGGTCATATCCGTCAGAATGGAAAGGCTAGCAGCCTCATTGCCAACAGCGCCCCCAGAAACAGCAATAAGCTTTCTCTTGCCTGATTTGATGTTGTCAATCAATGCCCCGTCAAGTTTGGCGTGAATGCTCATTGGTTTGCCTTCAGTTGTTTTTTGATTCTGCGTAGTCGTTTGCCCATGACTTTCTTAAACTTTTCCGTGTAGTTGACGTTTGTCTTAACTACCTGCGTCTGTGACTCCAGCCATTGCACTCGGTCCTCGCCGATCTTTTCAACCAATCGTGGCCGGTACTGCGACAGATTCCCACCCTTAAACAAATTGCACTGAGCGCAGGCTTTGTGAATGTTCCATAGGTGGAATTGCACGGCCGCATTATTCCCGGCTGGCCTAAAGTGCGAACCGTGCCATAAACCGTTGTAGTTGGCTGGCATGTGGCACGATATACAGCCGTCGTTCCTGTCTCGAATCCTTGCGATTTCCTGCACAATCTCACGGCATTCTTTTTCGTGCGCTGACGGTGTTTTTTGTTTTTCTCGCCTAGCCTTGGTTTCCTTGCGGTCAACCTGAGCCGCCTTCTTTTCCTTGCCCTCTCGCAGCGTTTTAGCCAAAGCCTGAGCACAGGGCCAGCTGCACACGGTTGCGAGCGCCATGGGTGATATAAATGGCTCCTTGCAGACTTTGCACTTCTTTTGCTTGGTCGTCTTATGCTGCACTTGTCATTGCCTTCCCTATTTCAGCGGCGGCGCAGGTGATTGCGCGGCGAGTGGCTGCCTTTTGGTCTGGAAAGTTTGCAGAAACCACCCATAAATCCCTGTCATAAGAAGTTCCACACCTGATTACTGGTGCGTTGTCTATGCAGTCACCAAATTCAATACCAATTTTTAGGCTTACTAAAATCCGCAGGGCGTCGCCATCATCGGTTAGTGGATTCCACCATTCGTTTTCTGATGCCGGATCAAAACAGGCGTGCGGCGTGTGGTCTAGCCATTGCAATTCAATCCCAACAGCCTTAGCCGCGAATTCAAGCAGCTTTTTGTCAGTCATATCAAGAATCCTTTTCCGTCATTTTGTTCGCCGTCGTCGCCAAGTCCAGACCACTGCGCCGCCATCGCTTCGGCAATGCCTAAATACGTGGTACTGCGTAGCTTCCAGCGGTTCGGCGAAGGTGGCAAACGATGTACACGAGCTTCGCGCCCATCCACAATGTTTGTAGGCCGCAGCTTTGGAAGACCCTTCAACCAAAGGCAGGTGGCCTTTGTCTCTCCGTGCCCATACTGCCAGGGCTGGATGACTTGATCCGGCTTACGTATTTTGCTGCTGATGATGCTAATGGGGTTCTCCAAAGCAATCTTTGGAATTGGCGCGTCGAGCAACCGCTGCACAAACTCCAACGCCTCTTGTTGCACGCCGCTTTCTTTTTTGGCTGCAAAGTGGCGAGCGCCTGAAACGGCCAAGTGCGTACATGGTGGGTGGGCAATCAGCAAGTCCCAGTCCTGCGTAAGTAGCGCTAGTACATCACCTTGCACATGCCAGCCTTGCTTGTTGTCTGTTGGTAGCAAGTCGCATGAAACCGCCGTGTGCCCGCGACGAGAAAAGGCATCGCGGACAACACCTGAATATTCACAAGCAACCAATACCCTCATGCTTCGCTCCTCAAGATTTGTTCGTTGTCGTCGCCAGTGCCTTCATTGCCGCCACCAGCCGCGCAGGCAAATCGGCGTGCATGTCCGAGTGCTGCTTTGCGATATCCTGCACTTGACTCCATACGTATTCCTTCCACCCAGGACTTTGCGCTAATTTCACATACCAATCGAGCGTTTGCTGCCGGTGTGCTTCTTTGTTCATTTTTCATTAGATTTGATTTCGCGGGCGGATAAAAACGGCATCAATGCCTCCGCCAAAGCCCCTGCGCCCAAGTCATGCTTACCGTCTACACGGCGAATCTCTTGCGCCAGCTGGGCGACATCGAAATGCGCCACTGGTGCTGGTTGGGTGATGGCTTTTTCAATTATTGCAATTACAGCAATACCACTGTTTAAACCGTCTTCCCAGAACTCATTTCCATGTTGCCCAGGATTTGTATCGTCATTTTCAACAAACCATTTCAGGGAATCTAGTGCTTGTTGCAGAATTTGTTTATTTTTCATGCTTTGATTTTGGGTTGTTTTGCTTACGTGGTGCTGACGTTAGCCAGCCAGTCCGGCAAATTTATTTTTTTCATCCACAGCTACCCAAGGTGATAGTCAGTGAGTTTTGACTAGTACCCCAACCATCTGTCCTCAATTGCTACGAGGAAACCAGACTGCTGCACGCTGAACGGAATGATTCATTTCGCCAAAAGCTAACGGAGTCACAGTCTTTTGGGTAAATCCCAGTCGCTCACCAACGCTGGGCCCGTGCGGTTAGTTGTGCCGCCCGGGTAGTCTTTTTGCTGTGTGGCCCGATTTCAAGGCTTTGCTATGTCGTTCACCAGGTGGGCATCCAGCTTGCCACCAAACGCAAAAAGCCCTTACTACTGCGTTCTATGCTGGCGAGCACTCCCTGTTAAGGGCAAAACGCATGAGTAAGGGCTCATGTTAGGCATCATGCTCGCCAGAACTTGATGTGTGTATTTTACACCTGTTTGGTTACTCCGGTTAACCATTTGCGCAAAATTTGTGATGTTTTAAACGTCCCTAACAATTTGTGCAAGTCGTTGATATCTTGGCCCACCTCTGGCGGCATGAAGTACGGCAACCCAGCCCCCACCGCCGCTTTTTCACCAGCGCCTGATGCGTCATGGTCGGCCACTACGAAACCACGTCCTGCGGTCTTTGCCATCGTCATGAGGTTGTGCGCGCTAAAGCACACGCGGATTCGATAGCGCAGGCGCAGAGCTTTCAGGCATTCACGCAAACTCAGTCCTGATGCGTAGCCCTCGACAAACCAATCCACAGCGCCTGGGCCGTCGTTTGAAATGACGTACTCAGCCCCGCTGGTGCGCTGACCTGTCAGGAATTTCTTTGACCCTTCACGGTCAATCAGTTGGACACCGACCAGATTTGAACCCACGCGCATCGGCACGCACAGCAAGTTGTTCAACTCGTCCGGCCGCCACACTGGGCCAATCGCGTCAATCCATCCTTTCGAGTGGTAGTAGGCGTGCTTCTCGTTTTTGGCCTGATGCAGTATCCACGCTGCTTTTTTGGCTGCATTCTGGTGGGACACGGCCAAAGCTTTAGCCGCGTCGGTGTTGCGCAGCGCCTGGGCCGCTTCCCTTGCGTCGATCTGCGCACGGGTGGGGCGCTCATACTGGCTGTCATCACGCCAGCCGTTGGCCTTTGCCTCATGGAACACAGAGCCGACAGACACCCCAGCCCCACGGCACGACTTCCACACCGCCCGGGCGGCGCTCGCGTTGTAGGACTTTGCTGACTGGCTCCAGTCATCCCACAAGTCAAAACCATCTTCACCCAATTCCGATTTCACGCCCATTGCGCACATGAGCCACGTTTCCCGGTCGTCCGAGCCAATAAAGGCCAACGCTGATTCAATGCGCGCCCTCATGCTTTTCCACCTTTTGCGCGGCGGATGTTTTGGCTGGTGATCCAATTTCGGACAGTTTCTCCAGTGTGCTTAGGTTGTGGTTTTGACATAGACGGCCCGACTCCAAACTTTTCTTTGTACTTGTAATAAGCAGATCCGGGATTGTGTCCCCGCTCGATTGCGTAACCCAAAAGCTGCGCATAAAAATCAACCTTGAATTCAGCGGTGAACTTTTCAGCCTTGCGAGCGCCTGGGCCGATCTCAGTCATCTCGCCAGGTACGGCCACCACGTCATTGCGCTTGGTGCGGACAAACCCACAATGGGCGCAGGTGTCGCCACCACCCCAGATGACACTGCACTTCGGGCACTTTGCCGCCTCTTTTTGCACGTCAGTCGGCTCTTTTTTGGGTTTTGCGTCCTGCCCCTGCCCAAGTTCCTCTACGCCTTCATGATAGAGCTTGTCCCAATCATCGGCAAAACGCAGCCAGTTGCCTGAATTGTCCTGCACAACGCACATTTTTTTGCCATCATGAATTCGCGCCCCCCGGCCGACCTGCTGAACATGCTCTGAAAAGCTCTTTTTAAGTGGACGAGCCAAAATTACATATTCGACATCGGATTGGTCAAAGCCACGACTCAGAATTGCCACAGAGATGACCACCTTGATGTCGCTGTCAGGCCTTGCAAAGTCCTTTAAAACCTCATCACGGTAAGCGTCGTCATCCTCAGAGCTGATCTGTGCCGCGTTAATCCCTGCCTCCTGAAACTTGGTGACAAGCTCAGCTCCATGAGCGATGCCACATGAAAAGCAGATTGTTTTACGGTACTCACCAAAAACATCGTTTGATATCCGCACGTAGTCGGCCACCACGTCACCGACAATTTGCTGGCCGCGCTTTTCCAAGTCGTCTTTTTTCCACTCGCCTGCAACAACCTTCAGCCCACGGGTGTCAATTTCCTTGGCGACAAACACACGGAACGGCACAAGGAACCCGTCATCAACCAGCTTGGACATGGTTGTCACGCTCACCACATTGGAAAAGTGTTTACCAATAGCAGGATGAAACGGCGTCGCAGTCGCTCCTATGACGCGCAGGTCAGGTTGTTTTTGCAGCAGGCTTATAACTGACTTGCGCATGGCCGCGTGCAGTTCGTCGATAAAAACAATGTGAACCACTGGCATTGATTCCATGCGCTCTAGCGTTTGGGCGCTGGCAATCTGCACCTGACGATCTGGCCTGAAGCGCCAATGTCCAGCCATGAGGACACCGTGGTCAATGCCTGCATTCTGTAGATGTTTTGAGAACTGCTCGACAAGGATACGGCGCTCGCAGATGAACATAATCCGCGAACCCTTATCCATTGCAGCGCGAATCATGTGTTCCATAATTCGGGACTTCCCGGCCCCAGTGGGAGCAACCAGCACCTGCCTAGTGTGGTTGTCACGGAATCCTTGGCGCAGGGACTCCACAGACGCGGATTGATATGGGCGTAGCTCTAGCATTGAAAACTCCTTGAAACAACTACCGTCATTTATGGCCGACGGCGTGGCCTTTCTTTACTTGCTCGTTTTGAGCTTTTCGATTTCCTTGCGCTGCATTTGACACTGCTTTTTCAGTTGCGCGACTTCCTGCATAAGCGAATCACGGGAAAGATTAACGGCGTCCAGTGTGGCCGTCAACGTCTTGACTTCAGCCCGCAACTCATAAATCAAATCCTTGCTCATGCTTTTCTGTGAGTCAGGGACGTCGCCCATGGAGGCCATTGCAAGCGCGACTTGCAAATCGTCGATTCGGTCATTAGCTGCATCTAGTGGCGTGTAATCCAGCAACAAATCTGAGCGCAGCGCAACAGACTTCATTGACTCCGGGCCACCCGCAGCAATAGCCTTTTGTTCGTCAACAGGCAGCTTGGCTACAGCCGCCGCCGACTTGACTGATATTGCCCCGCTTTTCACAGCGTCTTTGACTGTTTGAACTGCGCTAGATTGAACTGATTTTGCTTGCTCGATTGTCCTGACGCCAACGCCAGCAATAGCCGCCAACTCTTTCGATGTTTTGATTAAGTCCGCACCGGGTGCGGACTTAACTAGACGATGCGAAGGATGCCACTGATAAACCGCAGTCACCGCCGCCGCCCGTTGGCTGGCCGTTAGGTTGCGCCTAGACTTGTTTTGAGCCAGCACAAAATCACGCGGGTCAACGTCATCAGCCAATTCAATGACAGGGCAAAACATTCCAGACTCAAGCGTTGCTCTGTACCTGTGCCAGCCATCAATCACCATTCCCTCAAAGATCGTGATCGCGTTCTGCACGCCAATGTTGCCAATGCTTTCAACCAGCGAATCAAATTCATCCTGAGCCATTGCGGGAAATGCAGCGGACAGCGGGTGTTGTAGGTATTTAATTTGCTTCTCCATGGTCATACACCCCGCCCATTCTCAGACCGCAACCCAGCACCATCGCGCACAGTAGGCCACTTCTCCCCGAAGCATTCCCCTTGCGTGTTCGAATTGCCATAGGTCAGGCTAGGCGCGGCATTCTTTGGCTTTGCTTCCGCGTACTTGCGTTGTTGCGATGCTTGGTATTCTTTGATCTGCGCTGTGTTTTTGTGGCTCGGCATATTCATTCTTTCTGTTGTTGGCGGGCTGCAATCATTGCATCCCACATTGGGATAGCCAACTGCCTAAAAAAACCTTTTTTGTGAGCAGCGTTAAGCATTGCCTGCGTCGGATCAATCGGCACCAGGACATAGCCTTCGGGGATGGTTGGTTGTACTGGCTGCGTAGACCTTGTGCTTTTCATGTAAGCTTGCAATCCTTTTAAATTGCGCTCAGTGCCAAACAACTCTAATGCAATAGGATTTTCGGAATCAGCCATGTCGTCAAGCCAAAGATTGATCGTTAGTTTGCCGTGGTTCATTCCTGCACCCCAAAAATAGCCTGTGCTGCTGCTTTTGCGTCTTCTTCTGTTGCGAAGGCCATGCCGCGTTTTAACAACAAGAAGTCATGCCTATCGCCGCACCATGAAAATACATGGGCCTCATTTGAGAAAATATTGATTGCCCAATAAATAGTGCCAATCTTCGGCACTTGACTCATCGGCGCTGGGTACGTGATAGTGCGGGTCACCATTGGGCGGGCAATGCGGTACCTGTATCCAGTACTCCAAGTTGCCTCATCGCAAATACCTTCATCGTTGTTGTGTAGAAAGATCCATTGTGTTTGATCTTCTTCGGCATTTACCTGAACTAATTTCGGCGATTGGCTTAAAGCGCCTTCTAAGTTCTCACGCCAAACGGCATGATGGGGGTGGGTTTTGTCTGATACGTTCATTTTGTGCTTTCTGGTTTGTCTGGGGTTGATTCGCCAAAGTGTTTTCTGTACTCGCGGTTAACAAAAGCCTCAAGCCAACGTCGGCCAAGGTGCGCCCAGAGCACGCGGAACTTGAGCCACGTTTCGGGCAGTAGGCGGATAGAGCTGGTTTGTGTGGGGATTGGTTTGTTCATGCCGCCATCTTATCCGCAAGCAGCCATTAGCGCAACACATTTGTGTTCATTTATTTCCACCGAGCGTATTGCAATCGCGTTTCCCGCATGGTACATTTAGTCATCGCAAACGAAACGACACAACCCGCAGCAAACGATACTAGCTGCACAGCCTGATAGATTGAGT